GGTATACGGAACAGTATGGCGTGAAGTGACCTGTGGGGCGAACTGGAATGGACATCACCAAGGACGAAACCTCCTCTCTCTGCAAAGGATAGTTATCCATCCGGGGCAACCTATACCTTTACCATAACTTCCGGCATAGCCACCTTGCTACAATCAAGGGGTGTTGAAGAAACATCCGTTTCGTGGTGCTTTTTTAGTCTTTTGGGGATTTAAATTCCTATCGATGAACGGGGAGGAGATCTGGCCCTGGATGTTACCAACCGATCCCCGCAGACATTTGCTTTCAGAACAGTCTGAAATATCAGTAATATCTGCAACAGGATGCCATTCTTGTTTGCACGAACCATATGTAAGTATTTCCTTAGATAACAATTGATTGAATGTATGCAAATAAATGCATACACCATAGGTGTGGTTTAATTGGATGCCCTTTTTCAGGGCTGTGATGTGTAAGAGCGGTGTTATTTATGCTGTTGTTTTTTTGTTACTCGGGAAGGGCTTTACCTCTTCCGCATAAACGCTTCCATCTGCGTTTATAGTTAAAAAAATCTTTCGGCCTGCATGAATGGCCTTGTTAATCGCGCTTTGATATACGCCGAGATCTTTAGCCGTCTTGGTTTGCCCAAAGCGCATTGCATAATCTTTCAGGGTTATGCGTTGTTCCATAGAACCTCCTTAGTACATGCAATTATTATCACCGCTAGAGGTAAAACAGTCAACACGCACGGTGTTAGATATTTATCCCTTGCGGTGATAGATTTAATGTATGAGCGCAAAAAAGAAACCGTTAACACAAGAGCAGCTTGAGGACGCACGTCGCCTTAAAGCTATTTATGAAAAAAAGAAAAATGAACTTGGCTTATCTCAGGAATCTGTCGCAGACAAGATGGGGATGGGGCAGTCAGGCGTTGGTGCTTTATTTAATGGTATCAATGCATTAAATGCTTATAACGCCGCATTGCTTGCAAAAATTCTCAACGTTAGCGTTGAAGAATTTAGCCCTTCAATCGCCAGAGAAATCTACGAGATGTATGAAGCGGTTAGTATGCAGCCGTCACTTAGAAGTGAGTATGAGTACCCTGTTTTTTCTCATGTTCAGGCCGGGATGTTCTCGCCTGAGCTTAGAACCTTTACCAAAAGTGATGCGGAGAAATGGGTAAGCACAACTAAAAAAGCCAGTGGCTCTGCATTCTGGCTTGAGGTTGAAGGTAATTCCATGACCGCACCAACAGGCTACAAGCCAAGCTTTCCTGACGGGATGTTAATTCTTGTTGACCCTGAGCAGACTGTTGAGCCTGGTGATTTCTGCATAGCCAGACTTGGTGGTGACGAGTTTACCTTCAAGAAACTGATCAGGGATAGCGGTCAGGTGTTTCTACAGCCACTAAACCCACAATACCCAATGATCCCATGCAATGAGAGTTGTTCCGTTGTGGGGAAAGTTATCGCCAGCCAATGGCCTGAAGAGACGTTTGGGTGATGAAACCACTTTTATCTACAATTTACAGGGCGGTAAACATTGGCAAAAATAGATGATTATCAGCCAAGCCAAGTAGAAGTTGATAAAGTACTTTATTGTAAAAAAATAGTTAACTTTTCTGGCGTTAAATGGAAACAGAAACCAAGTCGCTCTGATATGTGGCTACAAGCTCATATCATCCCCTTGGATGAGGATTGTATACCTATACAAGGGCTAAAGTTTGAACTGAAATGGAAACCAGATCAGGATTCAGAACCTGATGACCCGATTTCTTACCCTAAAATAAATATTATTGCTTTCTATCATAACAAGAGGGTTTTCGCGGTAGATACCTATCACTTTGACAAACACACGAATAGTTACAAGGTCGATCATCCGAAGTACCAAGATATCATTTACGGTGCTCATTACCATGTATACTATGAAGAAGCTGGATACTATAGTGATAGAATAGCGTTTCCAATCGAAGATGACATAAACCCAGATGACCTGGTAGGGTATTGGAATTACTTCTGTAAACATCTGAACATAACTTACTCTGGGAGAATACCTTTACCGCTTGAAGATGAGTCGGGGCAAATGGGGTTTGGAATATGATGTGCTCAACAGTGATCTCACAACTAGGTTTCGAATGCCATCCAATAGGCAAGACCTTGAGAATTATCAGTCCATTCACTTACTGTGATGATGGAGAGCATGTCGGTGCCTTTATCCGTGAAGTCAATGGTAGGTATTTAGTTAGTGACAGATGCGATGCCTTAATGAATATGGAGGCAAGAGGGATCTCGCTTACCAAAAAACGACTTGATGAGATACGACAATTACTGCTTAAAGAAGGCGCAGAACTCAATGCTCGAGGAGAAATCATTGCTTGGGCAACAGAAAAGGATGTCGGTGCGATTACATCGAACATAATTAGAGCTGGTATACTCGCATCAACTTTGTCGTTAGACTGGTATCAGCCAGTTCAAGCTGAAAAGTTTGAAAGTATGGTTATTGATTATCTATATCACACAGAGCTTAGAGAGGCACTTTCTCTTCGTGAAAACGTATATGGCTTGAGTGGACATCAAATTACCGTCCCTGTAACAATAAAAACCGACATACCTAAATACGTTTTTACATCAAGCGTGAAACACGGAGGAAGCTGGAATAGTGCTTACTCATTGCTTGGGAAACTAATTGATCTTAAAGCTTCAAGTGAGGAGTATAACAACAGATTTGTTGTTATAGACAGCGAAGCAATTGGTGATCAAATGCAACAACTCTCCTTACTCTTCCATGAATCAAGCCAAGTTCTACCATTCTCCAAAAGAGAGACTTGGATTAAGAGACTTGCAGCATAATACAACCCGGCCTCAGCGCCGGGTTTTCTTTGCCTCACGATCGCCCCACCTAAAAACACATAACCAATTGTATTTATTGGAAAATAAATAGATACAACTCACTAAACAACGCAATTCTGATCTCTCCTTACATCGCCGAGGCAATACACTCACTCGAAAAAATAAATCCATATAAAAAACATACAGATAACCATTTGCGGTGATAAAATATCTCTAGCGGTGTTGACACAAATACCACTAGCGGTGATACTTAGCTCGTCAGCAGGACGCACTAACCACCATTGAAGGTGAGGCTCTTAAAAATTTAGCCCTGAAGAAGGGCAGCATTCAAAGCAGAAAGCTTTGAGTAGCGCGAAATGCAGCTGCAAGACAGCAACCGTGGGGATAAGCATCACGGCGCGTTACTCAAAGCTAACTGACAGGAGAATCCAGATGGATGCACAAACACGCCGCCGCGAACGTCGCGCAGAGAAACAGGCTCAATGGAAAGCAGCAAATCCCCTGTTGGTTGGGGTAAGCGCAAAACCAGTTAACCGCCCTATTCTCTCGCTGAATCGCAAACCGAAATCACGAGTAGAAAGCGCACTGAATCCGATAGACCTTACAGTGCTGGCTGAATACCACGAACAGATTGAAAGCAACCTGCAACGTATTGAGCGCAAGAATCAGCGCACATGGTACAGCAAGCCTGGCGAACGCGGCATAACATGCAGTGGACGCCAGAAAATTAAGGGAAAATCGATTCCTCTTATCTAGTTACTTAGATATTGGCCTTGGCTTTATCTCAATATTATATGGATCATAGCTGGCAACTAATTCAGTCCAGTAAATATCCTCAATAGGGAATAATATATGCTTCCCGTTCCATCGGGAAAAAGTTTTGTTCAACACACCAAGCTCAATCAACTCACTAATGTATGGGAATTGTTTTGATGTAACCACATACTTCCTGCCTTCATTAAGGGCTGCGCACAAAACCATAGATTGCTCTTCTGTAAGGTTTTGAATTACCGATCGCACTTTATCGTTTTGCATCTTAATGCGTTTTCTTAGCTTAAATCGCTTATATCTGGCGCTGGCAATAGCTGATAATCGATGCACATTAATTGCTAGCGAAAATGCAAGAGCAAAGACGAAAACATGCCACACATGAGGAATACCGATTCTCTCATTAACATATTCAGGCCAGTTATCTGGGCTTAAAAGCAGAAGTCCAACCCAGATAACGATCATATACATGGTTCTCTCCAGAGGTTCATTACTGAACACTCGTCCGAGAATAACGAGTGGATCCATTTCTATACTCATCAAACTGTAGGGGTTGTAATAGTTTATCCGATTTCTCGCTGTAGGGGTACACGAGAACCACCGAGCCTGATGTGGTTAAAAGACAGGCACAATCTTTACTACCGCAATCCACTATTTAAGGTGATATATGGAAGAAGAATTTGAAGAGTTCGAAGAGCATCCGCAGGATGTAATGGAACAGTACCAGGACTATCCGTATGACTACGACTATTGATAAGAATCAATGGTGTGGACAATTCAAGCGATGCAATGGATGCAAGCTGCAATCGGAATGCATGGTTAAGCCTGAAGAAATGTTTCCTGTAATGGAAGATGGGAAATATGTCGATAAATGGGCAATACGAACGACGGCAATGATTGCCAGAGAACTTGGTTAACAGAACAACAAAGCTGCCTGATAGTGGCCTTTATTTTTGGCATAAATAACAGAATAAACACTGCACTGTGTATTCATTCCAACGAGTGAATACACGGAGCAATGTCGCTCGTAACTAAACAGGAGCCGACTTGTTCTGATTATTGGAAATCTTCTTTGCCCTCCAGTGTGAGGGCGATTTTTTATCTATGAGGATATGAACAGATGTCAAACATCAAAAAATACATCATTGATTACGACTGGAAAGCATCAATAGAAATTGAAATCGACCATGACGTAATGACAGAGGAAAAACTTCACCAGATTAATAATTTCTGGTCAGACTCTGAATACCGACTCAATAAACACGGCTCTGTATTAAATGCTGTATTAATCATGCTGGCGCAACATGCTCTGCTTATAGCAATTTCAAGCGACTTAAATGCATATGGTGTTGTGTGTGAGTTCGACTGGAATGATGGAAATGGTCAGGAAGGATGGCCTCCAATGGATGGTAGCGAAGGAATAAGAATTACCGATATCGATACATCAGGAATATTTGATTCAGATGATATGACTATCAAAGCCGCCTGAGCGCGGCGTTACCGCATACCAATAACGCTTCACTCGAGGCGTTTTTCGTTATGTATAAATAAGGAGCACACCATGCAATATGCCATTGCAGGGTGGCCTGTTGCTGGCTGCCCTTCCGAATCTTTACTTGAACGAATCACCCGTAAATTACGTGACGGATGGAAACGCCTTATCGACATACTTAATCAGCCAGGAGTCCCAAAAAATGGATCAAACACTTATGGCTATCCAGACTAAATTCACTATCGCCACTTTTATTGGCGATGAAAAGATGTTTCGTGAGGCCGTCGACGCTTATAAAAAATGGATATTAATACTGAAACTGAGATCAAGCAAAAGCATTCACTAACCCCCTTTCCTGTTTTCCTAATCAGCCCGGCATTTCGCGGGCGATATTTTCACAGCTATTTCAGGAGTTCAGCCATGAACGCTTATTACATTCAGGATCGTCTTGAGGCTCAGAGCTGGACGCGTCACTACCAGCAGCTCGCCCGTGAAGAGAAAGAGGCAGAACTGGCAGACGACATGGAAAAAAGCCTGCCCCAGCACCTGTTTGAATCGCTATGCATCGATCATTTGCAACGCCACGGGGCCAGCAAAAAAGCCATTACCCGTGCGTTTGATGACGATGTTGAGTTTCAGGAGCGCATGGCAGAACACATCCGGTACATGGTTGAAACCATTGCTCACCACCAGGTTGATATTGATTCAGAGGTATAAAACGGATGAGTACAGCACTCGCAACGCTGGCTGGGAAGCTGGCTGAACGTGTCGGCATGGATTCTGTCGACCCACAGGAACTGATCACCACTCTTCGCCAGACGGCATTTAAAGGTGATGCCAGCGATGCGCAGTTCATCGCATTGTTGATCGTCGCCAACCAGTACGGCCTTAATCCGTGGACGAAAGAAATTTACGCCTTCCCTGACAAGCAGAACGGCATCGTTCCGGTGGTGGGCGTTGATGGCTGGTCCCGTATCATCAATGAAAACCAGCAGTTTGATGGCATGGACTTTGAGCAGGACAATGAATCATGTACATGCCGGATTTACCGCAAGGACCGTAATCATCCGATCTGCGTTACCGAGTGGATGGATGAATGCCGCCGCGAACCATTCAAAACCCGCGAAGGCAGAGAAATCACCGGACCGTGGCAGTCGCATCCCAAACGGATGTTACGGCATAAAGCCATGATTCAGTGTGCCCGTCTGGCCTTCGGATTTGCTGGTATCTATGACAAGGATGAAGCCGAGCGCATTGTCGAAAATACTGCATACACTGCAGAACGTCAGCCGGAACGCGACATCACTCCGGTTAACGATGAAACCATGCAGGAGATTAACACTCTGCTGATCGCCCTGGATAAAACATGGGATGACGACTTATTGCCGCTCTGTTCCCAGATATTTCGCCGCGACATTCGCGCATCGTCAGAACTGACACAGGCCGAAGCAGTGAAAGCTCTTGGATTCCTGAAACAGAAAGCCACTGAGCAGAAGGTGGCAGCATGACACCGGACATTATCCTGCAGCGTGCCGGGATCGACGTGAGAGCTGTCGAACAGGGAGATGATGCGTGGCACAAATTACGGCTCGGCGTCATCACAGCTTCAGAAGTTCATAACGTAATAGCAAAACCCCGCTCCGGAAAAAAGTGGCCTGACATGAAAATGTCCTACTTCCACACCCTGCTGGCTGAGGTTTGCACCGGTGTGGCTCCGGAAGTTAATGCTAAGGCGCTGGCCTGGGGAAAACAGTACGAGAACGACGCCAGAGCCCTGTTTGAGTTTACTTCCGGCGTGAATGTTACTGAATCCCCGATCATCTATCGCGACGAAAGTATGCGCACCGCCTGCTCTCCCGATGGTTTATGCAGTGACGGCAACGGCCTTGAGCTGAAATGCCCGTTTACCTCCCGGGATTTCATGAAATTCCGGCTCGGTGGTTTCGAGGCCATAAAATCGGCTTACATGGCCCAGGTGCAGTACAGCATGTGGGTGACGCGAAAAGATGCCTGGTACTTTGCCAACTATGACCCACGAATGAAGCGTGAAGGCCTGCATTATGTCGTGGTTGAGCGGGATGAAAAGTACATGGCGAGTTTTGACGAGATGGTGCCGGAGTTCATCGAAAAAATGGACGAGGCACTGGCTGAAATTGGTTTTGTATTTGGGGAGCAATGGCGATGAAGCATCCTCACGATAATATCCGGGTAGGCGCGATCACTTTCGTCTACTCCGTTACAAAGCGAGGCTGGGTATTTCCCGGCCTTTCTGTTATCAGAAATCCACTGATAGCACAGCGGCTGGCTGAGGAGATAAATAATAAACGGGGGGCTGTATGCACAAAGCATCTCCTGTTGAGTTAAGAACGAGTATCGAGATGGCACATAGCCTCGCTCAAATTGGAGTCAGGTTTGTGCCAATACCAGTAGAAACAGACGAAGAATTTCACACGTTAGCCGCATCCCTTTCACAAAAGCTGGAAATGATGGTGGCGAAAGCAGAAGCAGATGAGAGAGACCAGGTATGACAACCACTGAATGCATTTTTCTGGCAGCGGGCTTCATATTCTGTGTGCTTATGCTTGCCGACATGGGGCTTGTTCAATGACACCTCAGCAAGAAAACGCCCTTCGCAGCATTGCCCGTCAGGCTAATTCTGAAATCAAAAAAGCCAGACAGCAGTTTCCGGATAAAAACGTCGATGACATTTGCCGTAGCGTACTAAAGAAGCACCGCGAAACGGTAACGCTGATGGGATTCACACCGACTCATTTAAGCCTGGCGATCGGCATGTTGAACGGCGTCTTTAAGGAACGGTGAACATGAAAAGCAAAATCATCAGGGAGCTACAGGCTCCTTTTTTATTATTCGCATTCACCCTCAAGCGTATTAACCAACAATTCAGGGATTAATGAAAGATGGCAGACATAATTGATTCAGCATCAGAAATTGAAGAATTACAGCGCAACACAGCAATAAAAATGCGCCGCCTGAACCACCAGGCTATATCTGCCACTCATTGTTGTGAGTGTGGCGATCCGATAGATGAACGAAGACGACTGGCCGTTCAGGGTTGTCGGACTTGTGCAAGTTGCCAGGAGGATCTGGAACTTATCAGTAAACAGAGAGGTTCGAAGTGAGCGTAATTCACTCTCAGGCACTGCGTGAAGCGGCAGAGCAGGCAATGCATGACAACTGGGGATTTGACGCGGACCTTTTCCATGAGCTGGTAACACCATCGATTGTGCTGACACTGCTGGATGAACGGGAAAGAAACCAGCAGTACATCAAACGCCGCGACCAGGAGAACGAGGATATTGCGCTAACGGTGAGGAAACTGCGTGTTGAGCTGGAGACAGCAAAAATCAAAACTCAACGAGCAGCGTGAGTAGAAGGTGTTATCTCGGATGGAAGTAAGCGTATTGCTGAACTGGAGGCCTGGGTTGAATACACAAGAGCTGCATACGTAAGAGCAAAAGACAAGGGAGATTTGATCAGAGTTATTACCCGACAACCAACGGGATTTTACGCTTACGTACCATGTAATTAGGAATCCTTGAAGTGGCAGCCTAACTGCGGATACACTGAAATGGCGATTTGGTAACATGTTTCGCACAAGGCTGTTACTACGCTTAAAGATAATCAGCCATGATTAAACGCTTTGTAAAAAGTAAAAGGAAATTACAATGAAAAAATCAATACTAATTTTAGGGCTTACGTTAATTGTCTCATCTCAAATACCATCGGCAATGGCAAAAAATGAATCAAGACTTTGGGTTGTTGTTGATCGAACGGAAAGACATACCTGCCCTTCAAGTAAATGTGGAGTGGCTGGGAAACTATTTTTCAGGGAAGGCGTAGATTTTCTAGAAAAAAAAGGTGAATGGGTTCGTATAACTGAGCCATATTCAGCCTCATGTGTGGGAGGGGAAAGCGAATATATTAAAGAAGGTAATAAATCCTGCACAAGAAAAAACGGAATCGTCAATGGCAAGTTTTCAGAATGGGTTAAACTTAGTGATCTTAGCAGTGAAAGGCCATCAGATCCTGCTGAAAATGCGAGCGGAGATGATACTTTAATCAAAGGATCTGATGACTACCGTATATACAAAAAAGAGTTTTCTTCGGCAGCTAGGAAGTTAATAAACGAAGGGGTCTGCACGGAAAGCGACTTTAAGGAAATCGGAGGGTGGATGGCATCAAGCAATAAGGGGAAAAACATCTATTTCACATATTGCGGAGGAATGACGTTGTCGAACAGAATATACCTAGACGTTAAAAGTGGAAAGACTTTTAGATAATATGATATTACCAATGACAGTATTAATTTAATGCCTCCATAGAATTATCTCTAGGAAGTATGTATAAGAAAAGCCCGCACAATGAGCTGCTGCGGGCTTTGTGTTATTCGCCATATTTTATGAAGCAAATACGACACTATAGATAATTAAGCGTTGCTGGTTGTCGATTCCTCACTCACTCCTGTTGATGGCTCTCTTCTTGTATGTGCCATTGAAGGGTAATATCGAGTAAAAAGATACCGGAAGTATCCGCGCCGCCATGATTGTCTTTCTCCTAATGCAGGAAAAGCAGAATGGCTAAATCATCAGCAGAGCGCAAAGTCGATCAGAGAGCCAAGCAAGCATCATCCGGTATGCGTAAGCTGGAGCTTGTACTTGATGCTCAGGAAATTGAAATGCTGGATCGTAACTGAGCCACGCGCCGCTTCAGGCATGCGCCTTACGAGTTTGGTGAGTACATCGCGTTACTGAGCCGCCAGGATGATGCACGTGTGCGCTGGCGTATAAAATCGATCAGCAGAAAACGTTGCGATAAGTGCGGCGAGAGAGTTCCTGTTAATTCATGCCCGTGTAATGGTGACTCACAATGCTGGGTGACCAAAGGCTGGCACGAAACAAAATTAATGATATAAATCTCTGTGACATGTCACGGAGGCGGCAATGAAATTAGACCAGCAATATCTAAAAGATCTACTTATCGCATTCGAAAAAACTCATGGCCCTGACACGATGCTTAGTGAACTAGAGGATAATGGCTTTAATAGATATGACCAAAATTTTATTTTCCATATGCGATTATTATGCGACTACGAATTAATAGTCAGGGTTGATGGAAAACCTGGGTTCGGTCATATAATGTCCAACGAGTTAGGGGAAGGTGTTGGATATAGTTGGATCGAAGTACCACTGAGGTTGACAGCAAGAGGGCATGATTTTATTGCTGACTTGCGTCAAAAGGAGGTCTGGCAAACTATAAAAACAAACTTTAAGGATGAGGGAATTAGTACACTAATAAGTGTTTCAAAATCACTAGCAAAAGGCTTTGCAAGGAAAAAGATAAAAGATATTACAGGAATAGATATTGAATAATTCTTAGCATCAGCAACTACTGCCTTTGGTGGAAATTATATCTGAACTCGCTACGGCGAGTTTTGTTTTATGGAGATGATAAATGCACTTCCGAGTCACAGGTGAATGGAATGGAGAACCATTCAACAGAGTTATCGAAGCAGAGAACATCAATGACTGCTATGACCACTGGATGATATGGGCCCAGATAGCACATGCAGACATAACCAATATTCGAATTGAAGAACTGAAAGAACACCAAGCCGCCTGATGGCGGTTTTTTCTTGCGTGTAATTGCGGAGACTTTGCGATGTACTTGACACTTCAGGAGTGGAACGCTCGCCAGCGACGCCCAAGAAGCCTTGAAACAGTTCGTCGATGGGTGCGCGAATGCAGGATATTCCCTCCTCCGGTTAAGGATGGAAGAGAATATCTGTTCCACGAATCAGCGGTAAAGGTTGACTTAAATCGACCAGTAACAGGTAGCCTTTTGAAGAGGATCAGAAATGGGAAGAAGGCGAAGTCATGAGCGCCGGGATTTACCCCCTAACCTTTATATAAGAAACAATGGATATTACTGCTACAGGGACCCAAGGACGGGTAAAGAGTTTGGATTAGGCCGAGACAGGCGAATCGCAATCACTGAAGCTATACAGGCCAACATTGAGTTATTTTCAGGACACAAACACAAGCCTCTGACAGCGAGNNNCANNAGNGNTNATGTACGAGCTAAATGTTACTCCGTTAAAATAAATTAGTAACAAACGCCCTATAACGTACTGAAAATTATGCCTGTGATCTAGCGCCAAAAATCAGTATTTCGGCGTGAACTCGCAAAATATTAACGATTCAGCCGTGATAGTGGGATAAACACCTTAGAACGCCGGATAAAGACTGATAATTGTCTTCGACGGTCGGGTAAAACGAGACATCGCCCCGGCACGAATCACTACTTAACACGGATGGCTTCAGCCCCCGTTTTCACACGAAGGTCGATGCGGCGACCAAATCGTT